CCGTAACCTTGACAACGCCCCTGCTGACCTGGTCTTTGGCGGTAAGCGTGGCTTTCAGGGCGGAGGCGTTAAGAATGTCCTGCACCTTTATCTTATAGAATACATCGTCTATTTCTTCCGTCGAGGAATAAGAAGTCGCCGCTGTGAAGTGTTCCACAAGCTGATATTCGCCGTTTCCTTCTTTCCGCCATAATTCGACCCAGTCATCGGTATTGAAATTCGCACATTCGAGGATGTAATCGCCTTTAATGCGAATCGGGTCGCTTTCCGTAGCGGCTGCGGCAGCATTTACGATTTCTCCAGTCGTATTATCTTCTCTCGTATTCTTAAGTAACCAGAGTGAGCCAACGTGCAAAGCGTTGAAGGGCGTATGCGCTGTAGCGGTCAAAGTGCCAATACAACCGGGTTCAAAATAATAGCCGTTGTAACCAATGGTATAAACATCACCATCGTCCCAGTCATTTTCTGTTCCGCCGGCAAGCGCAGCCGTTACGGTAGTAGCGTCATTAGCGGTAATTGTACCACTCGAACCGTCGGTTACATTGTAAACGCTAAGACCGACAAATTGGTCAACCGTCCAAGCTTCGCCGCTATCTGTTAATTTGGCTTTATTGTCTCCTCCATCGTGAGCACCGGTTTGTACACCGTCAGCCGTGAACTTGAGCAATTTGGTCGATGTGGTATTCTCCGTAAGAAACGGCCCGCCCTTGAAAACCACTTCCGCAAGTGTCCAGCTTGCATCGGCTAAACGAGAGAGCTTTCTCGGCCAGTAATCCTCGTGCGCCTCGTACATCACATCGGCGCATTGCGCCGTGTGTATTTCAAAGATGTCAGACGAATCAAAAGGCGTAGTTATTTCATAAATCTTTTTCGCATTACCCTCATCGTCCCACGCCGTATAGTCGCTGCTGTCTGTGCCGTCAAGGGTGAAATTGTCGGCATCGACTTTCGTAATCACGAACTCTTTGCCGTTAAGGGCCGTGCATCCGCCGTTGACCGCAGTGAATTTGACCGTATCGCCGGTAAGATAGCCGTGGGCGGTTATTTGAATATTGGCCGGCGTAACGCCGACAAGCGCTATCGCCTCTATGTCCTGTGCCGCCTCGAAAATCCTCGCACCGTTCTTATAGACCCTCATATATCGAGTGCCAAATTCGAGTATATGAGCATCGCTAACGGAAAACTCGAAACCAAACAATTTTATCTTCGAGTCGTTGGCCGTTTCAACCAAAGTCCAGTGCGCAATATCGTCAGTTATCGTGTCGGGTGAAGCGCTTGAAGTATTGGCGGTATCACAATAATAGTAACTCTCTACATCATCCACAGTCGCTCGAACGACACATCCCGCCGGATAAAGCACCTCGTTGTCCCATTCACTGAACTCTTTGGATTTGGCGATAAACTCCGTGCCACTTCTCTTGACTGCCCCGCCTTCAGGCAACACAACGGCATTGGTTAAGACGGAACAACCGTTGTAATACTTGACAATATCCGTCCTGCCGGAAATGTATTCCGACAACTCACCGGCATTACAACTGTTTTTTATGATTTTCGAGGCCATTTTAGAGATACCTGAACAAGGCCCTTGCAATCGTACAGTTTCCTGCTGTAAATCTGCCTTCAAGGTATCTGTAACCGATAGCATCGAAACCGATTTTGACTATCCTGTTGACAGCGCTGTCCGCCACATTGACCCCACCCGAAGCGAGATGGTAACTGGTAACAGTCGCCGTATCGGCCCACCTGTACGTTCCGGTGGTTATAGCTATGGCCGTGCCGAGAATATAGACAATAGAAGCAATCCGTTCCCTAGCGCCACCCTCGTTAGAAGCGTAAAGCTCCAGTGTAGCCGTAGTGCCATCAGCACCCGTGCCATAAACAACAACCTCGATTTCGTTTGCCCTTGTTCGATAACCAGCACCGGCCTTCTCCAACAAGTCAACGGCGTCGTCCGCCCTTGTGTTCAGAAGATAGTCGGTCGCTACCGTGTCAAGTGTACCGTCCGGCGCGCCTGCGACATTCGCCGTTGTGTGCAGGGTAATGTAGGATGATACGTTGGTCATTTCCATTTTTCGTGTCCTTAAAAAATTGCTCTTATCTTCGCCAATCTCTTATTCGTGAATTTCCAGGTGTTATTCTTCCAGTTCCGGCAGCTAATCTTCCATCACCCCACAAACGTCCTTTCGACGGAACTACTAAACCCCACTGTATCGTAAATGCCATTAAAGCTATTGCGGTATTCAAGTCATCAATGGCCATCCGAACCGCCAGCATAGTAGTAGGCACATCGAACCTAAAAAGCCCATAACCGTCGGCTGCCAAATTAACCGCAGGTTGCCATACCTGCCAATCCGGCGGTGAAACCGAACTGTACATAAGCGAAACGGTAACGGCGACAGAAGCAAAAGGCGGCTTAAAGCCCTTCGATAAAATGCGAATTGCGCCGACATTCTGTACAGGAGCGTCAAGGGTAGCTACTATCCACTCATTTTCATCTGCGCATTGTGCATAAGTAGCTGGGTCGTTATTAAAACGTTCAGGAGATACCCAACCCGCACCGCTCGTACTTGCAAATGGCTGCCAGTTATATGCCATTATCTTATCCTCGACGCTCCAGGCGTTATTCTTCCAGTTCCAGCGGCCAACCTTCCGCTGCCACAAACCCTTGCCTTTGGCGGGACATTACTCTCACACCATAACCGCTTAATATCGTCAGGTGTGATTGCCTCGTCGTTCCAGAGCATTACATTGTCAATAATACCGTCAAAAGTACGAGGTACCGTTGGATAAAAACCTACGACAAAATATGCCTCAGCATTAGTAAAAGTACTTAATCCTGTTGTACTTTTTTGGCTGACTTCGTACCCATCAAGGTATAATTTAAGTTGATTAGACGCAAGATTTTTATCGTATGTAACCACTACAAGATGCCATTCGTTGTCAGTCAATGCGTTATTGCCTGCTGGATAGTTTTTATAGTACGCAAACCCATTCTCCCCTGATTCATATACTGTGCGGACACCAAATCTAATCTTGTCAACACCTGCATAAGTAAAAATCGAGGCAATTGCAACCCAGCCACCAGCACCCTCTGTAAGTTTTGCAAAAATAGTTTTTTGCTCGTCGTCGTTATTGCTCGTCTTAAACCAACCAGCCATCGTCCACAGATTTGATATTATATGGGCGGGGTGAGCATCGACTTGAAAAAAGTCAACATCGTTAGCCACAAAAGTAAAAGCTCTTACAAATTTGGCATCAGTAGTCGATTGATTTTGAGTATTATTTTGCCCACCAACATCATATAAAACTCCGTGGGCGTCACCAATCGAGTCCAAGACAACGCTTGTTGCCAGGTTATCGTCTAAACGCCATAATGCAGTCGGGTCGCTCATATTCTATCCTATCCTCGCTGCATTTCCTATTCGTTTTACGGCGTTAGTATCGAGACCAATATCGCTGAGAGCAGTATCCACCTCGGCGTTTACCGCATCCATATGCCCGCTGCCACCGTGAGCTATTGTACCGTCAGACGTATCGTATGAACAATTATTGACAACCAATCGACCACTGATTGATTTGAGATCGGAATGCAAGGCAGGCGTTCCCGCCGCAAGTGTTCTTATAACACAATTATTCAAAACAACGTTGGCGTCTGCGTGTTGAACCTGCACGCCAAACAAGTTCCCATCAACGCTTGCGCCTGCGGAGACATAAATCACACAGTTATTATATGTAACGTAGCAAGCCGATTGGTGAAGAAGTCCCTGGGCCTGTACACCGGCGGCATTGCGTGGGATTACATAGAAATGGCAATTGTCAAATACGCCATTGTCACACTGGGCAATTGCTCGATACATCGTGGATGAGGCGTGTGTGCCTGTCGAATAAAAAACTGTATCTTTACAAATAAGTCGCTCAACACCACCAAAGTTCGCTGCATCATACTCACCGCGAATCCGGCAGTTGGAAATAAAAATGTCAGTCTTTTGACCGCCGATAGTGGGAAAGTATAAACCGTCCGCATCGCCATAAATATCACAATCCTCGATAACGATATTAGTCCGAGCCGCATTCCCACCCGTAATCCCGTACTTGTCCGCACCCAACGCCTCAACAGACAAGTTCTTAATCACACAGTTGCTGCCGGCGTCAATCCCGTTGTCATTGGCAGGAGCTATCTTCGAGCCGTTTCGGGATATGCCTTTGAGCGTCAGAGGCTTGGCTGTTAAAGAAACCTTCTCCGCATAATCGCCCGGCCAGATAACAATAGTATCACCCGCCGCCGCCGCCGTAACCGCCGCACTAATCGTCAGTTTCGCATCAGCAGCTAAAGCAATTGGATACTGCTGTGCGTGGCCGCCGTTTGCATCATCGCCGGTTTTGGCAACGTGCCATACGTGAACTGAATCAAGTATCATATTATTCTATCCCACCCGACATTTCTAAAAGTTCGTTGTGCAAACGAGAAACAGTCTTTTCAATCTCGTTCACCGTTCCTGTCAAGCAGACTATCTGCATATTAAGAGACTGTATCTGCTTCTCGACATCTGCGAGTCTATCCAATTCGTCTTTTATGTCTTTAAGATTCATAATACTTGCTCTCGTTCCCCCGCCAAGACCACAAAGCCCTAACGGGGGAAGGAGAGAGATAAGTTACCGTCTACTTCTTTTCCACTCACTTTTCATTATCCTTTTCGGCTTGCCCTGCATCGCATCGACACTCCGCGCCTGTGGCAAAGTTAAATTAATATACTCATTGAGAAGCGCCTCTTTAATCTTCGGGTCGCCGGTTATTCCCACCGCTATCTTTATCGCCAATCGTATGGCAATCGCATCGTACAACCGCACACTAAATTCCGTTATAGACGTCAATTGCTTGACGTACTCGACGTGAATGACAACGTAATCGTTATCCGTAGATGTCCAGTTAGCGCCTTCGTCCGCCCAAACGTCTGAGGTATGCGTTACGGCGCAAAGATATGTTATATCACTGTAACTGACATATTGACCTGCAACGTAATCCTTGCCGGTAGCCCAGTTTCCAGGTGACTGGCCGTAATTTGTTTTGATATATCCGCCTTCGACTTCCCAATCGTATAAATCGCTGCCAATCGAAAGTATGCGTAAACTATCGTCCGGCAAGGCATATTTATAATTATAACCGAATAACGGACTATCGGCCTCCCGGACAAGCACTACTCGCACCTTCGCCTCGTTCCAGGGATGACTGCATAAAACTTCGTCCCTGGTCTTGGGATAATATCGTTCACACAAAATGTACTGTTTGGTGGATGCGCCGGTCTCGGTAACTTCGTACTCGCCAAGATAACCGAGCGCTACATTGTAAAGTTTTTGAGTATCGGTTAAAGCCATTATTTTTCTCCACCACACAAAAACAACGTAGGAACAAAACCCAACATCATATCGCTGTCCTTATATTTATCGTAATAAGCATTTTTGTCGTCTTCAGACCAGCTATCTGCAAGTTCATAGATTTCATCCTTGTTTTCCCTGCCCGTTTTTCGCCAAGTTCGATGGTCAAATGCTATATCGAAACACTTAACAATTTCACCTTTCTTGCTTGCCCATAAAAATAAATCCGTATCGCAATAACCGTGCTTGAACCGCTCATCAAAAATAAAACCATACTTGTCGTACCACTTGCGGGTGATTACAGGATGAGTTATCTGTTTGTCCCATAACATATCGCGCACCCACAGTATCTTATCATCACACTTTTCAGCCGCCTTCTCGATTATACTCACGTCGGAAACCGGGTACAAATCGTCCGCTCCGCAGATGATTACATCCCAGTCCTCAATTGTTTTAGCCATATAGTTCTGCAAAATAGCAAAGCTCTTTCTTTTCCCCTGCCAAACTTGTTCAATCGGGATAGAATAGAGACGCTTGAATGTCTCCTCGTCCCAGGCATAGGCGGCGACCTTAAACCCTTTTTCCCGCCAGAGCCGTGCAACCTTCTCCGCTTTTTCAGCCCTTTGTCCCGTCGGTATCGTTATCCAAACGTTCATTGCAAACCTCAAAATACTCCAATAAATCAATCGTATTAAAATGCCTGCATTTCACTTGCGGATGCGCAATTGCCTTGTATCCCTGCGCAATGGCTTTCTTGATAAAATATACGTCTTCGCCTTGTTTTATGCCTACGCCGCGATTCTTGAAGATTTCCTGATAGTCAGTATGAAACCAAGGCCATTTTATATCGACAAGAACTTCACGCCTGACCAAAAGACATCCCGCACCGCAGCTTTTAATCTCAAATGGCTTTTCAGGCAAAGGTTCGGTCAAGTTAATCCATCCCTTGTCCTTTTCGACACACCACATAAGTTTGCGGTCGGCATAAATAGGATAAAGCCCTACAGCAATATCGGCGTCTAAAGCCATTAACAGCGCCAATGCGTTTTCCGGGGGGACAACGTCGCTATCGATAAAAAATACGTGAGTCCAACAAGGGTCGTTGTGGAAATGATGTTCCAATAACGAGTTCCTTGAAAACTCAGGACTTATCGAATTGATATATCCCCACCGAGTCGAAGGATGTTGATTCAACATAGAGCAGTATGCCGCCGTCTGAACCTGAATCAATCCGTTCTTCGCTATCGGCGTAGCGATAAAAACATTCACCGGAGCCGTTAATGCCGGTAATTTACTGTAGGGCCTATCCATTTTACTTATCCACCTTGAACGTAAAACACGTTGGTTGTGATACTGTCGCCGGAAACCAGTGCAGCAGTTGCCGTTGTAATAAAGATGTCTTTGGCTTCCGAAAGAGGCGTACACGCCACGGCTGCGCTCGGGCCTGTAACCTGCGAACCAGCCGCTCCCTGTGCTATAAAATCGCCCAAAGCATCGGGGTCGCCCGCATAACCGATAGTGCCCGTCCACGTAACCGCCGCCGGCCAGGAAATGCTGCACATCAAAGGCACAGCCGCCTTCGGCAGCTTGGCGATGTAGATAATCGAAGCTTGGATACCCGTATCACCGTCACCGGCGGTAAAAGTATCGGTCTGCACTTTGACAATACCACTCCATTCATTGACGTTAAGAAGGTCGGCCATTTCCGGCGTGCTGTCCGCAACGGTGTAATTAGCGCCGTAATAACTTGCTGTTACAGCCATAATAAATCTCCTAAATTAGCGTTACACTGCTGCACATTCGATTTTCAGAACCATATCTTCGTCCATCCGAATGGCATTTTCGCCGGACTTCGCCGCAATCTGAAAAATGTCCTTGCGGGCAATCCGGTCAACCTTGAAAATAGGGGCTTCGTGTCGTGCAAATAGAACGCCCTGCTTGACCCATACGGGACAATCATAAACATTGGTGTCTTCGCCCAGGTCGTTAGTTGCGCCTATTACGACATTGTAATCGACAATAAACGTGAATCCCATATACTCGTGGATAGTACCCGCCACGAGAGAGCGAACCAAACTGGTGTCGATACTCTGGGTCTCGGCCTCTCTTAGTAAGTCAGACAACTGATGAGGGCTGACGCCGATATACATTTTCACGTTCGGATTGTTGTGCATCAGAATCATAGCTTCGCGGGCGAGAATGAGTTTCTCGACTGTCAGGCCGGTAGATACGCCGCCCGCAGTGAAATCTTTCTTGGTGTCGTGAACGATAACCCTGCCCGTTTCCGAAGCGCCGGTAGTGAAAATCGTGTTATTGAAACTGTAAGTGTCGTCGCCAGGATTTGGGCCGCCCTTAACATCGGCAAAGAACGAAGCAAAGACGACATCGTTCTTTAGCCGGACAACACCCGCACCGAGCGCCTGAATATAAGCGCTTGTCGGGTCGGTATGAAGAGCAATGTCATCTTCCTTATCGACAAATATACCCTTGCGAAACCATCTTGGGAATATCCATCGCCTGTTGTGCGCTATGTCCTCAATCGGAATATCTTCGAACCTTGCGGCTTTCTCCGTAAGTTCGATTGTTCCGACAAAGTCATAGGACTTATTCTCTCCCTCAATCTGACCTTCCGTAGTAGTACCGGCATACGCATCTATGTTCTCTTGGAGAATTTGAGTATAACCGGCCTGATACGCATTGTAAAACGCCTCTTCCCAATAACCGGAATCAGCGTTCACGTTACCATATCTATCAGCCATAGGACTTCTCCTAAACAATTGTTTCTAAAACATTTTTACTTACAATCGCTCAGGTTGTCCTTGCGGGCCATCGCTACTGTGTTACGACCAGTCGTCGGGCGGCTTACCGCCGTTTACGGGTCTTACGATTATCCGCGACTCTCTCTTCTCGACTTAATTAACTCCAAATAACGTTTCTGGGTTTCATTATGTTTCGGGTGCATCGGGTCAAGCCATTCTTTGGAAACCATCAATGCTTTCAATTCATCTTCAACCGAAGGCCGACCCGCTGCTTCCGTCGAGGTTCTTAACGAATCTTCACTCATCATTCGGGCAAGTTTATCAAGCGCCTTCATAGCCGTCGCATCGTTGCTAAGCCCCTTTTTCTCGAATAATTCGGAAAGACCCAGCTTTTCAGCGACGGCGGAAGCGGCGGCAGAACGCTTTTCTACGTCCGCACCCCAATCTTTCTTCAATGCCGCCTCACATTCCGCAACCGTCTTGTTCCATTGTTCGGTTTTGCTTTGTTCCTGTTCGGAGGCAAGCGCTTTCCCTATCTTCACCTGATAATTCACCGCCGCATCAAATTGCTTTTGAGTTAAACCTGTGTCCTTGGCAACTTGTTTGAATCCACCAAGAAGGTTGTCGTCTATCGTTACGCCCTCTTCCGGGACATAAGTGTAGCTGTCAGGGCAACCGATTTGGGTATAAAACTGCTTCCATCCATCCACATCGCCTTCGGCGGGGATATTGACGGGATTAGTGCCCAGTTTGGTCTCGAGGTTAGTATATCCCTGCGCAACATCATCAAGACTTGTCCAATTCTTTTGTTCCATCAATTGTTTCGTATTGTCTGACATTTCTTCTGGCATTATTTTCTCCTTCTTTTTTTCTTTGTTTTTCGTGGCAATCCTTTCGGACTCTGCCCACCGACAAACTCACGGGCCACTTTTTTTGACGGCAATCCCTTACGATGTTTAATGCCACCCGTAGCAATTCCTTTCATTAACTTAAACTGCTGCTTACTTTTTGCCGGCATTTGTTATCTCCATAAAAGAATTTATCCGCAAAAATACCCGCCGCATACCTTCGAGATACATCGTTCTGTGCGCATTAGGATTGTCCAAAGTCACGCTTGTTTTCTTAAAACCACAAAACAACTTCAAATCTTTCAAAACTTTCTTGCCGTCGTCGCTCGAAGTAAATAATCGTTTGTACGCAGAGGCAAGCTCCTGCCGCATCTTTTCATTATTGTCCTTCTTCATTTTAGGCCACCATCCCACTTGCTATACTGCCTTCCTGCGGCGCAGTCCCTGCGTTCTTGTACGCCTTAGACGCCGCTTCCGCTATTTCCGCCTGACGCTGCGCATCTTCCATTGCCTTACGCTCCGTTCTTATTTCGTCCCTTTCGTCTTCGCTATGGATAACATTGGCAGGAAAACCAGAGGCCAAAGCGTCGGTTTTGAATGCCTTGTCAAAGTCAACATTGTCCAGAACAGGATAAACCTCCTGATAAGGCATCCACTTTTCTAAAATAACCTCAATCATATTCGCCTGCATACTGCTCACCGCCATAGCTAGCCGGCCCTGATATACGATATCATAATTTATATCAGTCAACGGCCTCTTTACTCTTTGCGCCTCCATAAGAAGTTCCAATACCCTTATAATCAACGGGTCGCCCAATTCTTCCTGCGTGCTGCCGACAAAAGAAGAAAGCATCGTCAAACCTTCTTCTTTCCGCCCGTGAACCTCCGTCGCCGTCATATTGCGGTAGTCTGCAAGGGTCTGGAATAAATCCAGAAAATAACCGTCCTTAACTACTTGTTGCTGCTGTGCAATTAGTACAGCATTCAATTCAGAATTCCACCCTGTTTCGAGCGGTTTCGGGTCGTCGGCGCCTGGCCTTTTGTATATAATGTCATTCGCCCCTGTAGCCGGCTGGCCAATAACACCGTCATCCTCGACAATAACAGGCGGATTAGCTTTTTTCTCGCTGCCCTCGATGAAAGTTTCTTTCATCCGATTGAGCATTTTGATTTCCGGCAAAAGGTCGATTGTCGGAGACCGCCCCATTATCTCGTCTGGCACCCTATCGAATCGGCACACAAGATAAGGTATGTCGCTAAAACCGCCTTCGGCGACAATAACTTTGTCCTTAACGTTGATAAATTGCGATTTGAATTTCTTGCCCTGGTCGTCTATTTTGGTCTTGTCGTAATCCGTTCGAGGGAAAACCTTGTGAACAAACTCGAACTTTTCGTTATTGTCAGGGTTCTTTAACGCCGCTTCGACCGAAACACCGAGAAACACACCGCCGAACTCCTGCCTTGCCTGCCTTGCCGTATAGAACATTCTGCGAAAAACCGTGTCAATTATTCGCTTCGAGTTTTCCTTGAAAAATATATCGGCAATATGGTGAGACCGAAAAATCAAATCGCCTTCGCTCATCTCAACCGAAATACAACCCGTCCCGAAAACACACATCGACCGGATAGTCGTGAACATCTCTCTTTGAAAGTTCGAGCGCCAAATTTCATCGAGGGTGATGTCGGTAGTCTCGGACAACCATAACGCAACTTCGGAGTTCTCGGCAAGTTTAACGTCCCGTGTCTTGAAAGTAAACCACCTCGTGCCGACAGGCATAAGGTAAGAAAATATGCCGGACGCCAGCTTGTATCCGCTTGTTATGGCGGTCGAATCGTATATCTCGACGGTGCGAATCACGCCTTCTTCCGTCTGGACGTCCTTGACCATATCCTGCGCATTCGGCCAGCCGTACTTGCCCGCCTCTTCGAGCATAGGAATATACTTGCTGCGCCCGGACTTCACCGCCTCGTAACTTTTTAATGCTTCGTCTATTTCGTTCATTCGCCTAACCGTTTCTTTAGCTGCGACAATATGCCAGTCAACATCATACTTTTCCGCCCGCCGGCAAGGACACTCAAACGCCTCTGGCGCTGGGCCTCCTCGCCGGCCCTGCCTTCAACCTTCGTCACCGGCTCAATCTTCTTCTTCGCAGGCGGCGAATCAATCTTCGGTTTTGAAAATATCGACATTACAAAACCCCTTTATGCCATATTAGGAACATCAATCGTGGTGTCGCTGGCGGTTATAAGATTCCCTGCGGCCTTGGCTTCGTTCATATCCCAGGTGGTATCTTCCGCTTGCGCACCCTCGCTGATACACCTGTTGTCAATCACATAAGCCAGATTGGAGTTTTCATCAATGGTGAGACCAACGGCTATGACAGTGTTGTTGGCAATCAATATACCCTCGCCGGTTGTGCTCGCGTGGACATAAATCCCGACATTGGCATCTATGTAATTGTTGGTAATAACAGTCTGGTTAGCTGCGCCTGCGGCTATGTAAATCGCAGCAGTCGAGAAACCAGTGCCAAAACCTTTTACGAACCTGCAATTATCAACGACCGTATCGAGTGCCGCAGTTAATCTCAGACCAATAACAGAAGCGGCATCCCATTCCCACTTGCAGCGGTGAAACTCAATGCCGTGCTGGCCCGTTGGTATATCGAAAGTAACGCCCGCGGCTTCCGGCTTAAAGGTTACGTCAAAGAAACGGCAACCCATATAATTACCACTGCCTACCGCACAAATAGTGTGATTGCCAAGTATTCTTGGCCCTTTGTTACCGTCGTCGCTTCCGACACCAACGACATCCGTCTTTTCAGCCAAGGTCGTAAGGTCTTCATCAAGGTCATCACCCTTAACAAAGACAGTTGACCTGCCCGCCCAGGCCCTGTTCGCAGACAATCTCTGCCAAGCATCCGCCGCGGCAAGCCCCTCGGCTAAGGTCTTGAACGCAGTCGCCCAGGTTTTGCCGTCCCCGGATGACCTGACATTGCCCTCGACGTACCATATACTGCCCGTCGGCTGCATCTTGCCGTAGGCGCTGATTGTCTTGTTCGGGTTGCAAACAATACTCGTACCATCCACTCCCGTGTCTCTTAGATATGCTGCGTAAGTAGCCATAACAAGCCCCTTTCACATTAGCCCTGCCCTTACGGACGAGCGTTATTGACCGGCTGTACCGGTCGTTCTATAAGTAAAAACTGTGTTTCGTCTTTTTCGGCCTT